AGTCCTTGAGGCCGCAGGAATCCCTGTAGAGGACGATGTAATGTCACCCAGTACCAAGGTATTTAGCTTTCCTATAGCCTCTCCTGACGGCGCTGTGACAGCCTCAGAGATGGGTGCTATGGAACAGCTAGAACTGTGGGAGATATATCAGGACGAATGGTGTGAGCACAAACCGTCTATGACCTGTTACTACCGTGATGAGGAGTTTCTTGAGGTGGGACAGTGGTTGTACAACAAGTTTGATAAGGTCAGTGGTATTAGTTTCCTGCCATACTCAGACCACACGTACCAGCAGGCACCGTATGAGCCTGTAGACAAGAAGACGTACAACGAACTTGCTAAGAACTTTCCCAAAGAAATATCGTGGGATATAGAAGAGGCCAGCGATATGACTGAGGGTTCCCAACAACTGGCCTGTACAGGTAACAACTGTGAGCTATGACATAAACAAGATGGAGTAACCTTCACGTTTGCCTACGTCCTCTGGCTTGTCTTTTGGGTCATGGGGCGTAGGTATTCCTTGAGCCTGCATCTTCTTGATGCGATCTTTAGAACGCTGACACATACTGTGATAGTCGTGAGATGTATAACTTACTGTATGATCTTTGTCTTTCATTTTTAACTCCAGTTAAAACTCTTCTACGTCTTTAAACCCAACCAAAAGATTAAGGCCTTGCTCACGTACCTTCTGGTTAAACTTTCTGTTTTCTAGTGACTGCATCCAATTAGCACCAAATCTTTTTGTACCTTCTTGAATAAACTCAGCCATTAATGTTTGGTTATTACCGGGATGAGATGCATAATTAGCACCATACTCAATCAGTTCTTTTTGTTGAAACGCGTCAGCCTGTAAAAACTTTTGTGATACCACTAACGCACCAAGAACACGCTCAACGTGAGGCTCAGTAACTTTTCTAAGCAAAGCCGTTTCGGATGCACTAAGCTTGATACCAATAAAAGAAGAATCAATTACAGGTATGTTAGCTTCTGTCCTGTAAATGTATTTTTGTACTTCTGTTTGATTTGTAGGAGTTAATCTAATCTTAGTAATAATCTCAAACGCACTTGCTTCTTTAGTTGATACACCACCAACACGACTAGTATCTAGAGGTAGTTGTTCTCTAAGAAACGGGATACGCTGTTGTATTTGCTCTGTAGGAGTACGTGCTAGTCTTTCTTCACCATCAATAATGCGAGCCAAGTCTGACACACCAGTAGGAACAAAACCTTTAGCTATGTCTGTACCATAATTTTCCAGACCAGCGGCTTTGTCATACTTAAAGTAATCCATAAAGTTTATCGCACTTTCTAGTATGGTTTTGTTTACTGTGGCATTTAGTAAAGCAACTATAGTGTCATCAGCAAACTCAGCCATTCTGTTGTACTCAGGATCTTTAGGATCATAGGTAACTAGACGATTAACAGCATCTACCATATCGACAAATAAACTAAGCACAGTACCTATAGGCTCAATCCTATCAAAAGCTACGTAAGTGTCACCTATCAATACAGACCTTTCAGGTATCCCTGCTTGTTGCATACGCCTACGTTCTTGTGCATCTTTGGGAGTTCCCGTAATAAACGGCAAACCTTCTTCGTTAGAAAGAGCAAACAAAGTAGCAATAGGAGCAATAACTGTTGTGCCTAGTGCCGCCCTTACTAACCAATCATCCATATCCTTTACTTGATAAGTAGTCTTACCATCAATTAATTTTTTCTTTAATACTTTAGGCCTAAAGAAAGGAATAAAAGCAAACGGAGTGTACGACATACCATCAACTACAATGTTGTATGGCGTCTTTGCAAAAGGAAACGCTGTGGTTAAAGCAAGAGACTTTATATTGTCAGCAACAGAATATTCTTTACCTGCTCTAGATTTCTCTCTGTTTATTGCCGCAATAGCGCCGGGAAGATTAAAAGACTTTCCTTGCTCTAAAGGCAATCTTCTTTGAAACGTCATGTTCAAGGCAAACTCACGAATGTCTTCATAAGGTATGTCTTCTTTAGAAAACAAACCCTTAAACATTTCGTTGCTCTTTTTTTCAAGAGCTAGATTAGCTTGACGTACTGCTCTAAACTTAGCCGCACTTGTTTGCTCTTCTGCTAACTTGTACTCACCTTGATATCTAGAGTTGTGTACATCCATAACTTCTTTGAAGTATCTGGTGTGTAACTCATTAATGTCAACGCCTTCTTTCAGTGCGTCTTTAACTGCTTGAGCACGAGTAAGTTCTGCAATACGGACAAACCTAAAAAAAACTTTAGCCGCTTCGTCAATAGCTACTGCCGCTCTTTGAGGTATAGTTATCCATGATAGCTTATCAGGAACTTTTTGATTTGCCATGTACTCTACATCAGTAAAATATCTAACTACTTCTTCATCAGTTAGATTAATACTTTTAGCAAATTCTTCTAAATCAATATCTTTAAAGTTAGGATCACTAGATGCCCAAGATTTTACGTAAGCTTTTTTAGCTTCTTCTATTAGTTGTTTTTTACTTACCCCTCTTGATCTAGCAACCAAAACAATGTCTGATGCTACGTCAGAAGCAATACCTGTCTTCATGGCAGATGAAAAGTATCTAGCCATGTTTGTAAACAACTCAGCATCCCTTCCCATTACAGACATAAAAGCAGCAAAACTATTTGCCGAACCATTCCGTATCATAGATTTAGGAGCGTGTATTACACCTTGAGCCATAGCACTAGCAATGTTTGCACCAAACATTCCAGTAGAAGCTAACAAAGAGTTAGTGTACATACTGCCTAGTATAGAAGCAATACTCCATTGTTTAGTTCCAGCATCATTCAAAAGAGCGCGAACAATGTCAGGACGTAGTGCTGTGAATTCTTCAGGTAAAGAATCTACCGCACCAAGTAAACGGTCTACCGCCTCTTCACATTCTTTTGATATAACTTTTCTAGGCACAATCTACCCCAAACAAATTAGTAATTAACTTACCTTCATCAACACGCCTTGTGTTTTCAGCAGTAAATCGTTTAGTTTTTTTAGCTTGCGTAAGAACATGAGAAGCGGCAGTGCCATTCATTCTACGCATATCAGCAACATAAGTATTTAGGTACAAGTCTTGGACGAGCTTAACCATTTCTTCACTGTCACTTAAACCTTCTTTCTTTAACTTACGCATTTGTTTTAGTATCTGATCAACTCTTTGCTCTGCTTCAAGAAACAAAGGACGTAATGCTTCCATTTCTTCTGCAGAAAAAATACGTTTAGTATCCATCAACATATCTAAAAGAGTGTCATACTCTTTGGCTATAAACCCTTCTTGTTTTAACAAACGAGCAGACTCTTCTAAATTTTCAAAAGTAAATTTACCAAGGCTAGGTAAGTTTTCAGCAGACCACAAAGCATCCTCTTCATCTAGACCCATCTGCTGTGCTCTTAAAAATTTCTTACGTTGTTCTGTAGTATTTGCTGTTGCCCGTCTACCTATTTCTTCTGCCGTCATTTGTTCTGTACGGCCCATGTCTCGGCCCATACCTTCTTCTGCTCTTTTACGTGCAGTAGACTCAGCCATAGTACCTGCCTTTATTAACTGATCTTCATCAACACCGCGCATAGTTTCATCAGCATATTGAACAGCGGGACGAACACCAGCAGATGATAATGTAGGTGGCGCGTCTAGACCAATACGAGGACTAGCATCTTTGGACATTTGTATGTAATTAATTTTATTTGCCGCATCAGTTACAGGATCACCCGTAGGTCTAGGAGGAGGTATAATAAAATCAATCTCTGCTCCTGTAGTGTTGTGAACCTCAAGTCTATTTTTAACAGCGGCTAACTGTCGTGGATTGTCATACAGCTTACCGTTTACGTTAACTGTGTACCCACCATTAGGTGCAAAATCTAAACCAGTAAGAACATTGATGTCCGTTTCTAATTCTTCAGTACGTCTTTTTGCTCTGATTTTACGGGCTTTAGCCCCTGCATCTCCCGGCTTTAATTCATCAGATCTTTTTGCTAAACGACTAATCTGATTTTCTATCTTAACAACTTGCTCGTTAACTTCCTTAGCTTGTTTGTTAGCACGATTCAATTCATTTGCTTTTACTTTTTCAAGTTTAGCAATTTGAGAAACAATAGGTTTACGTTTTTTACGACCAACAGAACCTGCTTTGTCTTGCAAATCTGCAATCTGTTTGTCAATGTTTTGTATTTTAAGCGTAGAAGGAGTAGACTGAGTTACCTGTGGTTCAATGTCAATTGTTGCGCTTGTAACTGGAGTTTCTTTTGGCTGAACGCGTCCACCAGATAAAGTTTGAGGCACAGGCTGTGGTGCTAACTTTGGAGGAACTACAGGCTCAGGGGTTTTAGGAGCCATACGAGAAACAACTTGAGCACCCTTAGCAACAGTCATAGGAACAGCAGTAATACCTGCACCAAGAGCGGCACCTACTCCTATGTTACGAGCACGACTATCACCAAACTCTTCGTAAGTTGGTATTAAAGATCCTCCCGTAGCACCAGCAAATGTACCACCTAACATACCACCCAACATTGGTTTGCCACGGGCTATTAGCATACCACCTTTTAAAGCAGGACCAGTAGCTAAACCTGTAACAGGATCTGCAAAAGAACCAGCGGCCAAACCACCAAAGTAATCAGGAAGTGCACCTTCTCTTGCTACTTCTACTCTGTTATTAAACTCTTCACTTAACGTATTTTTCAAAGACGGTATAAATGAACCTGTAATAGGCGCTTTTGATAAACCTTCTGAAATTGTTTTTATTGAGTCTAATGCTCCTTCTTCTACACCAACCTGCATAGCTTTAGAAGGACGAGTAATAGGAATAGCAGGCACACCACCACGCCCAGCCGCCTCAACATTGTACTGGGTTTTTTCTTCTTCAGTTATAGGACCACGGCGTTTAGCTTCTATTGCTATAGCCGCGTTCATTACACGAGAACGTACTTGTTCTGGTATTGAATCAACAGGAGTATCGCTGTATAAAACTATTAGCGCCTCATCTGGTACGTCTTTAATAGGCGTATCTTTATACTTTTGAACTATTTTCTTTTTGGTTTGTTGCCTGTTAGAAAATTTGTCTACTGTTTCATCAATAACATCAAGATAGTCAGTGTACCTATCAACGACACTTGGCATTATTTAAAATCACCTATTTGATTTAAAGCAGAATCTAATCCTTGAGGACCAATAAGCTGTCCTAAAGTAGCCTGTTCACCTTGTTGTGACTCACCCTCTGGTCTATAAGCAGGACTATCACTTATAGGCACATCGTCTAAATTAAAACTAGCTGTACCATCAGTAGATATAGCATGAACAGCATTCTTTCTAAGAAACTCTAAAGCTTCTTTTGTAAAATTACCATCATCACCTACAGGTAATTCTTTAGTTATAATCTTAGGACCAGAACCAAATACACCGCTAGATATACTAGAATCGTTTAAAGTAATGTTTACTTTTTTAACTCTTTGCTGGGCTTTTTTAGCACGGGCTTCTAATTGATCAGCTTCCATTCTAGCTATTGTTTCTGGAGCCTTAGCACCCAAAGCTTTTAAAGCGGCTTGCATAGCTTGTGATCTATTTTCGGGCGTAATACCGTTAGGATTTTCATTGTTCCATTTTGCCCATGCCTTTTCACCTTCCGCTTCTTTTTTACTTTCCATTAAATCGTAAATTTGTTTACCTGTTAATTGACCTGCTAATTCAGGATCAATATCAAGACCAGCATTTTCAGCAATAGTCTGTAAACTTTGTTGTTCTTGTCTTGTAAAGTAACCTTTTCTAACATCACCAAGAGGAACACCAGCTTGATATTCTGCTACAGCTTGTTCTCCCAAAGATGAAACGTACTGCTCAGTTCTTTTTGCTGCTTGAGCAGTTTCAACACGAGTAGCTTGTTGCATTAACAAATCGCCCATGCGCTGTAAATTAGCATCAGGGCTAGTTTGCATTAAAACTGCCTGTTCTTTTAGTTGCTCAGGTTTATCTTGATAAGCCCCTAAAATTTGTTGAAACTGTTGCTGTGCATTTTGTTGTGCTTGTTTTTCTCTTCGGCGTGTTAGCATACCTCCTATACCAGCACCAAGATTAGCAAGACCACCACCCATACTTTGCCCAACGTTTGTACCCGCTTGAGCTAACATTCCACCAATATTGTAAGCCATTTTATTTATCCTTAATCAAACGGGTTTAAGTTAGACAAATCATAAGCACCACTTAAAAGACCGCCCAAACCAGATGCAAGGCCTCCATAAATACCGCCATACAAATTAGCAAGAGCTGTTCTTTGACCTACAGTTCCAGCAACATCTGCCATTTGAGCCTCTAAACCAAATTCACCTTGTTGCCTACGCGCTACGTCTTCCATAGATGCTACGTTGAGGGCAGGAGAGAAAGCAGACAGCATTGCGGCCTGTGGTATGTAAGCGCCCTGAAGCGCACCTAACCCAATTTGTTGCTGTGCCTGTTCTAACCCTAGACCGCCTGTAGCGAGGCCCATACCGCTTTGTAGAGCTTGCAGCGCCCTAGCTTGCTGTGCGGCTTCCAGTGCTTGTCGTTGACTTGCTAGACCAGAACCTAAGCCAGCAAACTGAGCACCAAGAGCCGCCTGTTGCTGTTGTTCTTGTCCTGCCTGTTGCATCGCCATAAGAGCCGCTTGGTTCTGTGCAGACTCTTGTGCCTTAGCCAACGCCAGTTGCTCTGGTGTTCCGCCAAACATTGCTGTACGTACACCTAAGCGTCCCTGACTAGCCAATCGTTCTTCTAATGCAAGCCTTTGTCTTTCTTCTTCACCAAGTTGTGTAGCCCTAATACGGTCATACACCTCTTGTTCTCTAGCACCCATAGGCATACCGGCCTGACCCATAAACTGCTGACCTAAACCAAACGCTTGTTTTGCCGCTTGTTGTTGACCAGCAAGGCCAAAAGGTTCCATGCCTAATTGTTGTTGTCCAGCAGTCAACAAGTTTCCGCCAATAGTACCCATCTGAGTTGCAGTAGCAGGAACATTAGCCGTACCAAACCTAGACAACGCCGCAGATTCTAGAGCACTCTGAAGTCCCGCACCAGTAGTTCCTAACTTATATGTAGTACCACTCGGCCCTGCTGTAATTGTTCCCCCGCCACCAGTGACGGTAAACGGTTGAAACGAAATATCAGGAGGTTCTATTGCAGGAAGAGGAGTACTTAAAAGATTTTCAACGTTACTAGGAACAAAGGCCTCTATAATGTCACTTAAAAACCCCATTAGTAAGTACCCCCATCAATTGTTCCTGTTGACAAAGTTCCCGTAAAGTTTAGTGCGGGTATTGTCACAGTTCCTGTAAACGTCGGTGACGCTGTGTTTGCTTTAGTTGCTGATGCAGTTGCAATCGCATCGAACTCTGTATCAAACTCGCTACCGCGAATGATCTTGTTGGTATCGCCAGCAGGCAACGTATCCTTCGCCGTAAAGTTCGTTGTTTTTGTATAGTTGCTCATACTGTTTTACCTATTAGTGCTAATACGTTAATTTCTTGAATTGAAAGCTGTGCTCCATCTATGTCGGCCTCAAGGCCAATTGTTACAACACCGCCACTACCTGTAACGTTAACTGTAGGTTTAGTAGTAAGAATACCACCAGTAAATGTACCTACTGTGTACTCTGATACGCCGTAAAACGCCGGTACTTGGTTGCCTACGCTAATCTCGTAGTTAGTAAATGTTGTCTCAAAATCATACGCCCACTTAACAAAGATAGTTTCTTCGTTAGCTCCAATCAGCGTAGGCTTAATCTTTTTTACAATCTTAGTTTTACTAGGATCTCCAAACGTTAGCGCAGGGCTAAAGTATCGAAATCGGTAAACGGATGTGTTATCTAAAAACGTGCCGTATTTACCAATGCCATCTGTTGTTCCTATGTACAGTGTACCGTCTGTGTCCCTTTCAAATGACTTGTGACCAACAGAGGTCCACCGTGTTGTCCTGTACGAGTTATTTTCTAGTCTGCCTTTTAAGTCAAAACAATAAATTGTTGCCTGACTAGGAAAACAAATGAGATAAAACGAGTTTTCTGGGCTGTACACAGATGCCATAGGTTCTGTCTCAGCGTCAATAACCTCAATGATTTCTGTTTTTACGTTTACGCTTAAGTCTGTAATCGGCAGTGCTTTTTCTTGTACTGCACGGCCTAAACTACGCAGTCCTGAGTTAGACATAAACAGTATGTCTGTACCAATAGACTGCACAGTGTTTCGATCAATACAACCTACTCCAGATACAGTGTCAGCTAGAGTCATGGATGCAGGACTAGTGGCACCTTCGTACAACAATATGCTGTGTTGTCCAAAGATAACCAAGTTGTTGTTGTGTGCCGCTAGTGCTACAACCTCGTCGTAACCATCGGGCCACGCTTTTGTAACGTCAATAGAACCGCTAGAACCTGAGTTAAAATTGTGACCAACTAAAAGATCAGACCAATAAATTGTTGTGTTATCTGTTGCGTTACCTACAACAAACAGTCTACCAAAGGCGGCTAAGGCTTCGTGTGCGTAGTGGTCTGATGTAACGTGTGACCCACTAACGCTAGACATTTTAGTAACAGCGCCTAAACTGTTGTTGTACACCAGAGGCTCGTAACCACGCTGGAAAAAATAAGCATGGTCATTAAAGTTTACAATCTTCCAATCGTTAGCTGTAATTGTGTACGAGGCAGGCGTAGCATCAACCAAAGTAGTTGTGCCTGTCATAATTTTGTTGTTGCCAGTACTAAAAATTACTTTGTTGTCTGCATCGTCGTAAAAGTGGTGAATCTTGTGGATGTAATCAGTACTTAATTCTGTTTTGTCAGTCGTTAAAACATCAATACCCTTACGTGCCGCAATACGTCCACGTTTGTCAATTACAGCGTTATCCGCAACATCCGCAAACGAGGGATCTTGTGTTATCGGAGAATCCTCTGTGTTAACTCCCTTAAAGCCGGGAGCAACTAGGTTAATACTTTGTAGTGGCTGGGCCATCTAGTGTCTCCCTACGGCGTGTAAAAGATAGTTTCTTCAGGGTGCTTCTGTGCATCCAGTGCAATCGCATCAGACAGATACTTGTCAGCAATTGCAAAGTACTCTGGTGTTGACGTACCGCCTGTCTCACCACGCTCACGAGCTAACAGAGCTACCGCCATGTGGATAACTGGTTGACTAGGAATAGCCAGTGTGTCGCTGTCAGAACTCAGAGGTACGTTTCTAATGACGCTCTTGACCTTGATAGAGTACACACCGTCAGGCTTAGGATACACATCAATTTGTGCATCGCCTGAACCGTCTATGCCGCTGAACGTGTAGTACTGAGGTGCACCAGATGTAGGCGTATTGACTAAGAATTTATCGTCAAACCAAGTCTGAGGCTTGTACTCCATCACAAGGTTAGACGTATCGTTGACTATGTTAAGTATCTTGCCTTGGTCTTGGTAGCCCGTAAGCGAGTACGTGTAGTCATCAGCCGCCGTAGTAATCGTAAGAGTAGACCTAAGATTAGACCAATCCCAAGCGTTTTCTACGAGTTGCTTTGCGTCATTAACAAAGTCACCAACCATCGTAGTGTACGTGTTAGTTGTGACAGTAGTTACTGTGTCTTCCCGCAGACGCCTAAGTACGTTGTTTACTATATCTAAATACGTCATACTATTTTTCCTGTCAACATTCCTGACATTAAGTCATTTTTAGTTTGTTTTGCTAGAGATTCAGATAAAAAGTCTACAATCGGGAAATCTACTCTAGCTAAAAGTTGTGGATCGCTTTGCATATTAAAAGGCGTAGCGTCAAAACTAAACATACCGCCGCCAACTACTGTGCCACCACTAGGTGGTTCTGGTGGAGGAAGGGTTGGTCCGCACTCATCTGGATTAGCCGCCGCATACTCATCACAGGTACAATCATTACACTCAGGCGGAGGAGTACCACATTCTGTAGGGTTAGCCGCCGCATACGCTGGGTCATCACAAGGATCAACAGACTCTTGTACACAACGCTCTACAGCACCGTCAAATACGTAACCTTCTTTACAAGGACCGCAAGCACCCGGAGTTAAACCACCTTGTTGTACAGTAGCGTTAGGATCATTACATTCGTAAATAGGACCACAGTTACCGTCTGCATCAAAGTCTTGACCACTTGGACACTCTTGACAACCGCTTTCTATTGTTGCTCCGTTGTCACAAACAGTTTCAGCACATTGCCCGTTAATCATTTCTTGACCACTTGGACACTGTTGACAATTAGGTGGATCTATAGCTCCGTTAGTACATTCTTCAATAGTTTGTTCGCATTGACTATTTATTAATTGTTGTCCTCGTGGACAAATATTACATTCAGGATAATTAGTAGCTCCGTTAGTGCATTCTTTTTGACCGCCACAAGCTTCTTCCATGTCTGTGTTTGGTGGAAACCATTGACCTCCATTAACTGTGCCGTACCCACACTGAACATACCCACAGTCTTTATATTCTTGATCTGTTTGTGGATCTTCACACTCAGGAGGTACAACGTCTGCACAGACTTTTTCTGGGTCTGATCCCGGAGGGTGTAAAGAACTGTCATTGGGACACTGAACCCAGTTACATTTTATTTTTTCTTGGTCAGTTATATTTGGATCAGTACAGTCTAAACCTTCTGGCCCTCCATCAGGAATACACTTTGTACCGTCTCTGGAAGGATAAAAGCCCTTTTCGCAAATACAGTTTCCGTTTTCGTCTGACCCAGTTGCGTTAGGGTCCGTACACTCCTTAACAGGATCAGTAGTTGAACCATTACAGTCAGTAGTTACGTCTTTTACAAGCTGTCCTTTTTTCTCAGTGTCTTCTCCGCATCTTTGATAACCACAAAAAGCTTTTTCTCTTTCGGTAGAATTTTCGTCAACGTCCTCGCAGTCTGCTATTAAAGACATATAACAACTATTGTTTACGTGGTCTTCCGGTTTTGTTCCGCTTCCGTCATCACAGTAATCAGCACAGGCGGCTTTATAAGCGTTTAACCTGTCACCGTAAGTTAACGACGGATTAGGAGAAACAGGCTCATCACAGTTAATGTCTGTCGTGTCGGTGCTTCCGTCACCACCGTCATCTCCTGTGTCAACACAACCGTCCTCATCGGCGTTTTCGTTGTTAGGATCGTAAGTTAAGCCCTTGTCCTCACAAATTTCTTGTGGGGTTTTTGCATCACCATCAGAACAATCGCCATCTAAAGGTTCGTCTTCGTCTGCTTTATCGCTTCCATCAGGACATACACATTTTTCTCCGTTCCAAATGCCATCTCTTATGCACTGAGGGTCTTGTATTTCTTCGCAATTTTCTTGTCCTTGTTTTATTCCTCCGGTTAATTGCTTACCGGTTTGAGATGTTAATTCGTCGCAGTTTACAAACCCTTGGTCTAAACAATAATCTTTGTTAGCGTTAAATTCGTCTAACTTAGTGCAATCTATTGTAGTTTGTGAATCGTCATCGTCACCGCCAACAAACAATTCGTCAATGGTATCGCCAATTGTGTTCCAAACAACACCACTAACAACATTGCCCAAAATGCCCTTCATCCAATCGTAGATGCCTTGAGGATCAGCACCCGGAGCAAAAATATCTTTAATTTGATCTTTTATGTCGTCGATGATTCCTTCAAGAGTTCCAAAAGGATCTTCAATAAAGTCATCTATTGTTTTTCCTACAGCCTCAACTGCTTTTCCAATTTCATCAAAAATTCCAGAAGGGTCTTCAAGAAAATCCTCTATGTCTTTTCCAATTGCTTTAACTGCGTTATCAAGATCCCTTACTGTTTTTCCCATAAAACCGGGAGGCATAGGTAAACCGGGAATACCAAAAATTAAACCAACTTCTACGCAGTCTTTCCAGCAAGGGTTACCGCCGCCAGCTACTGTGCCACCACCACTAGCACTAGTGCACGGATCTGTCCAGCTTGGGCAGTCTTTAGCCGCAGGAAGTACGTTATCAAGTATATTTTTTATAGCGCCTAAAGGATCTTCAGTAGAAGCTTTAGCTGTTTCTATAAGATCCCCTGTTTTGTTAATAACATCATTAACAAGCTCTTCGCCAAATACTTCGTAGTACTCTTGTATAACAGATTCTTCTGTCTCTTCTGTATCAGTAGTACCGTCAGTTTGACCATACTGCTCTAACCAATCATCGTAGGGTGTTTGAGTAACATTTTCTAAAACTCCACCAAAAACAGTATGGGGATCACCGTTTTCATCTACAGCATAAACTTCGTTTAAACCGTCTTCGTCTAAATCTCCAACTTCCCAATTAACAGCACCTTCAGGTAATGCTCCATAAATATCTTCAAAGGAGTTAATTCTAATTACTGGTCCTTTAGTAATATTATCATCAGGGTTATAATAATTAGAAAAGGTGCTAAAGCTAGCACAACCATAATAACTTCCATCAACAAAAACAGGAGCAGTTCCTTGAGAACAACCTCCTTCTCCTGCCTTTGTAAAAGGATTATCTAAAAAATCTTCGTCCACGTTTACTTACCGCTCTTTAGTTGCATCAACTTGTCAGCACCACGTATGCCAAAGCTGGCAGTAACGGCTACATAGAGCAAGTACTGGTAGTAATCAGGTAGCTTGTCTAGCTCAGTGAACGCCATACCTACTCGTTGCATAATACTCAAGTCATCCATAGCGACTCCGTAACATACGGCTAACAGAGGTAACGACAGGACCACAGTAAACCACTCGTCTTTCCACGAGGTTGCACTAGCCGCCGCCATCTCTTGTTCCCACGTAGCAGTGTTCTTGATGACTTCCATTTTTGCTACGTGCTTTGCTTGTGACTGCTCGTGCCTGTTGTTAATCCAGTTTTTAGCGAGTCCAGCAATAGGGCTTATGAGTGCAGTCCACATATTATTCTTTGTCCTTCTTACGGAAACTCTGTACCGTGTCTGTTTCCCATATCCTAATGCCTACCCATACAATAGTGAACAAGGCAGATATAGGTGGTAAAATAGAACCTAATGTTCCTAACATAGTTCCTACGCTCATTACATCAACAACTTGTTTTGCGGACTCATCCATTACTCAACCCCTGTATAATATTTGCGGTAGTCCAGATAACTCCGCCAGAAACCAGCAGTCCCATAATGATTGCTGATACGTCTAACATTCTTCTTTGCCTGCGTCTTTGTTTGTAGATCATGCGTTCACGTTTTGCTCTTATGTCGCGACGCATCTGCATCATTTCTTTGTAAGTCTCAACTCCGTAAGCCCAAGTAATTAATTCTCTTACTTGCTTTTCTTGTTCTTCTATCTTCTTCTTAGCTATAACAGCGTTGAGCGCCTGTTCCTCTACTGATCCACCGTCGAACATCTTTTTAAACAACGGTGGGTTCTCTGCTTCTTTTTCAGCTTCCTTTATGTCAGAAACTAGTCCGTACCAGTGTCCTAGCTTTTGAGCTACGTGTTCAATTTCAGCGCCTTTGGATACAAGTATCTGTACGCCCTTGAACGTAGTAGACGCCATTGCTACCAAAGATACAGGGTCCATAGTTTACTCTGGCTTTGTAGGCCATGTGATAGTTCCGGGGAATCCTTCTTGCTGTGGTACGTCACGTAGAGCCTGTCTGTAAGTCGCCATATCTGCTGACATGGTTACATCTGATAACCCGTAGTGGTCTGTAGCCTTCAACAGTTCGTCCCGTGTAGCGCGTTCTACGGCTTCTAGGGCGGCATTATCAGCGGTAATCTTGTCGTCTTTTTGATCCTGCACTGTCTTAGTAACAACAACAGTTTCTACATAATTAGGATCGTCTACACTTTCTACATCGTTACCGTCAGTACCCACAAGTCGCTCGTAGCTGTACTCAGTAAACATCTCTTGAGTTACCCACTTTTCCTGCCATACGCCATCAACTTGCTCTACGCCATCCTTAACAGCCACTTGCCATTCGCCAACATCAGGTGCCGCAGTCTTTGTTACCCGTGCTACACCCAAGGCTTCTAGCGTTGCATCAGTCCATGATAAAGGCAGAGACATATGCTTGTTTTCTTGTCTTAGCTGGACTTTTGTTTTTGGCGTTCCAGTAGCCACTTCAACAAATAACATATTTGTCTCCTATTAAAACTTGGGTAGTGCCGCATCAGGCGGTGTAAAGTTAGCGGTGTAACGGGCTATGCCTTTGGTGATACGAACGTCATCTATAAAGCCGTCCATTGTCTGAGTAAAGGCCGAACTTGCCTCGCCAATTACACCTGTTGTTTTTTGCGAAATAGAGCCTGAATATGTAGCACTATTTACTAATGTTCCGTCTTTAAATAATCGGAATGTACTGCCTTCTCTAGTTACGGCAACATGCACCCAAGTATTATTTGTTGTAAAGTCAGACCCTTGCTCAATTCTGACTAAATCTGAACCCTCATATACTCTAAATTGAATGCCCCAGTTGCTAGTATTTTGTATACGCAACGTCCAAAAATCACTTGTGCTTGATTGAGAAGATATTAATCCGTAATTACTAGATGCATCTAAGTTTCGGGCATTAAACCAACATTCTAAAGTAAAGTCCGAACTTCCTAAATCAAAAGCAAGAGGGTCAGAAATGACGAGCCTATCCCCAGACCCATCAAACTCCATTGACCCTGTGCCGTACTTTTTAACGGCTGTGTCAATCTGAGCATTACCTACAGTATCTATGTTGTTGAGGCCTGATCTGTCGTAGATGCCAGCGTCTTGGAAGTTTAGAAGTAACACTGTGTTAGTAACTGCTGTTAATGGTGCTGTTGAAGGCGTAAAGTTAGATGTTTTGTTTTCTGAGCTAGTTCCTTTTATAATTCTGACGTTTGATAAATAACCCGGAACTGGGTTGTTCGCCGCGGCATATCCAACAGTTAAGTTAGTTCCGTTACTATTAAAATTATAAGTATCAAGGCCACCTCCCGTATTTGTTAATGTTAAGGAGACGCCGTCAACAAATAATCTTACAGTTGATGATACTCTGCTTACATGAACATGATGCCAAGTGTTTACGGAAACAGATATTGCTCCATCAACATATTGGGGCGACCCGTGCCTTCCAAACCGTAAAGTAGTGCTATTAATAATTTGCAAATACCACATTCCAGCACCGGCTGTAGTGTCGGTAAGTTGAGTATTTAAAAGTCCTACGATACTTGAAAAACTTTCGGCATTTACCCAGCACTCAATAGAAAAATCACCAGTACCAAAAGCAAAGTCAGAAGATCCTGCGGTTTTAAGTTTATTACCAGAACCAAAGTACGCAGACCCACCATCAG